CCGGTAAGTCGCATATTATTGCAGCCGTGGCAAAAACAATCCACGAATACAGCAACGGCAAGCACGTCCTTTGCCTCGCGCCGTCAAGCGAGTTGGTCGTGCAGAACCATGAAAAGTATTTATTAACCGGTAACCCGGCGTCGATCTTTTCGGCAAGTGCTGGAGAGGTATCGTTGCGGCATCCGGTTGTTTTTGGGACGCCACTGACAGTCAAAAACCGCATCAATAAGTTTGGCGATCAATTCGCAATGGTTGTTATTGATGAATGCCACGGAATATCGCCAACCGTAAAAAGCATCGTCGAAGCCATGCGGGAGAAAAACCAGAACCTTCGTGTGGTTGGCATGACGGCAACGCCTTATAGGTTAAACAGCGGTTATATATTTGGGCTATTCCCCGATGGAAAACCAGTGCCCGCTTATCAAACAGCAAGCCCGTATTTTGAAAAGTGCGTATTCAGAGTACAGGCAAGGGAATTGATTGACCAAGGATATCTTACCAAGCCCACGATCGGCGCCATTCGTGCCGTCAGCTACCGCACGTCGCACATGGAGATAAACAGCCGGGGCCAATTTAACGCCGAGGACGTAGACACGGCCTATCACGGACATGGACGGAAAACATCGGCCATCATTGCGGATGTCGTTGCCCAATCAAAAGATCGCTGCGGCGTCATGATATTTGCAGCAACTGTGCAGCACGCAGGGGAGTGTATGGCGAGCCTGCCGCCTGGCTTGTCTGCGATTGTTACCGGCGATACTCCGCGATCCGAGCGGGCCGATATATTGTCTAGGTTCAAGGCGCACGAGATCAAGTATCTCGTCAACGTTGCCGTGTTGACTACGGGTTTTGATGCCCCGCACGTTGACGTTATTGCGCTCCTGCGGGCGACAGAAAGCGTCGGGCTAATGCAACAAATCATAGGCCGGGGGTTGCGTATTAGCGACGGGAAGCAAGATTGCCTTTTGCTTGATTACGCTGAAAACTTCGAGCGGCATTGCCCGGATGGCGATGTTTTTTCTCCTGTCGTGACGGCAAAGCCCGTTGCCGATAACAGCAAATACATAAAGTGCTTGTGCCCACTTTGTAACGTTGAAAACGAATTTAAAGCCCGCCCTAATCCAGACGGTTTCCAAGTTGACCGTAATGGATATTGGACAGATCTAGACGGCATGGCTATCCCAACCGAATTTGGATCAATGCCATCCCATTTCGGTCGACGGTGCCAAGGAAAGGTGCTTATGGCGGGCGACATGGTGCAATGCGGATATCGCTGGACCAGCAAAGAATGCCCGCATTGCGACGAACCAAACGACATAGCGGCGAGATATTGCGAATCTTGCAAAGGCGAGATCGTCGATCCAAACGAAAAACTACGGATTGAATTTCAGGAGATAAAGCGAGACCCGACCAATAGACAGACCGACAAGGTGCTGTCATGGACGGTGAAGCCGTCAATCAGCCGGACGGGTAAACAGACCGAGAGAATTGACGTTATAACCCCATATAGGTCGTTTGCTTTTTGGTTAATGAGGCAGCCAACATGGAGCCGTGCCGCGAGGGACCGGGATTTGTTTCTGGCCCTAGGAAATGTTGCACCGCAAACAATTACCTACGCAAAAGACACGGAAACGGGGTTTTACCGCGTTTTTGCTTACAATAGGCCCGCAGATGAAATTCCCGAGTAGTCTAAAGCTCTACGGCAATCCTGAGTTTCGGGGGGTATGCTCGAGCGAGACGGTTGAACAGGTTACATTTTTCGCTAGGTTAAGGCGACAATGGCCCTTATCATGGGGGCTGATTGCGGTGCATGTCAGAAATGAGGGCAAGAGATCCTTTATGCAGGCAGCGCGTCATAAGGCAGAGGGCATGACGCCTGGCGCGGCTGACGTTATAATTCCCGGCTCGCCAGCGTTCGTGTGCGAGATTAAACGACGCGACCATACGAAGTCTAGGTGGCAGGATGGTCAGATAGAATATCTCGAAGCGTGTGCAAAGGCAGGCGCGTTTGTTTGTGTAGCTCTTGGGTGTGACGCCGCAGTTAATGCGTTTGAGGATTATTTGAAATTGAAATAAGGAGCTTGGTCTTTGGTTAACCAGCCGCAAAGTGACCCCCGGCTGGACGGGTCGAAAGGTGTTTCCCCCCACGGCCCGAGCGATTCGCACCGCATTACCAAAGCGTAAGCCGGGAACCGGGCCAAGAATACTTTATGAAAACCGTATTGTGCGACATAGACCACACAGTGTCTGACGCCACATGGCGCGACCCGCTCATTGGCGGGGATTGGGACACATACCATTCTGAGGCCGCGTATGATTTGCCGATATTGGCTATGGTCAATATTTTGATAGCTTTGGCCGATGCGGGGCATGCGATTATTTTCATTACAGCACGTCCTGAAAAATGGCGGCAAGATACTTTGCAGTGGCTCTCAAAACACGACATTCCGTACAATGAATTGTTGATGCGGAAAGATACCGATTACCGACCTGCTCCGGTGATGAAAATGGACCTTGCGACAACGCGATTTAAAGATATCAAATCCAAAGTTCTTTGCATTTTCGATGATCGAGACGACGTCATTGATACATTCAAGAAAGCTGGCGTTGTCTCATTTCAGGTAGCCAATGACCGTCCCAAGCCAACTAGCTGAACTTGCAAAGCTGTATCAGCAGCGCAATGACCAATATGGCGACACATACAAGCGTGTTGGTAACGTCTTGTGGGAAATTTTCGATGGTAAGATAAATCTAGAAACAACAGACGACATTAACCGATTTGTAACCTTTACAATGGTAATAATGAAAATGTGCCGATATGCCCAATCATTCGACAACGGGGGGCATGCGGATTCATTGGATGACGCCGCCGTCTACGCTCAAATGCTACGGGAGATAGACGGTGATGAACAGGGGGAATGAAATGGTCAAGCTTGTTGGAGAAATCCGAAGCATCGTGACGATGCTCGACGCGGCAACGGATACAGCCGCGCAGGCTATCCTAGAAGGCAACCAGGCCACATTGCTGAAATCCCTAGAGTTTATTCATCGTCAGTTTTTGCTTGGGTCAGGCGTGTCCAGCGTAGCGAAGAGGAAGATGAAATGAACGCAATATTGGAAATAACAATGATTTCCGTGATGGCGGTGGCGATTTCAGTTATATTTTACTTTTTTCTCTTACTTATTGGGTGAAAAATGGGTTTTCATAAGCCTTATAGGCTAAAAAGGCTCAATCTAAAGCCAGAGGTCTACACTTATAGTGTGGTCACTTACTTCCTTGTTAGCCTTGTATTGTTTCTGACATTTATGATATTATTGGGTGTTTTGTTAGTCTTAAAAACTACGTTCGCTTAATCCTAAGCGCGCGCCATAATAACCCAACTCAAAAGGGGCCACCTATGACGACACTTAAGATCATGGCAGTTGCTATTGCTGCTTTGTTTATTACGACGTCCGCCTACGCCAAGCCACGCATTGCCGAATCGTATATTTTCTGTGACGAAAGAGGATGCAGGCAATCCGATGAAGTGCATCAGTCACCGAAAGTTTTCGTTGAGATTACCCGCAAGGCAAACAAGCACGCCCGGCGCGTTGTTTCAGATGTAGTTGCGTCCGGCGACTATCTGGTAGACAAGGCGCGGCACTACCTTGGCACAAACCCTACCGGCTGGAACGCCGTATGGTGCGGCAAGTTCATGGCGATGGTTGCGCCTGAAGCCGCAGCCAAGATCAAGAACCCCAACAGGGCCCGCGACTGGGCCGCCCTGCCGCACGTCAGTCCTCAAGTCGGGGCAATTGCTGTATTCGCACGAGGCCGCAACGGGGGCCACGTCGGCATCGTGACCGGGTTCGAGGGCAACAATCCAATCATTGTTTCAGGCAATCACAATCGTCTTGTTCGTGAAGGCGTATACCCCGCCCGCCTTGTGCTTGCATATGTTTCGGGGGCTTAACCCCCGTTCGACCGGGCATTCCGCCCATTAACTTGAGGAGTTCTGAAATGAAAAAGCTTGCTCTTACGCTTGCCGCGCTTGCCTTGTCGGCGGCTCCGGCTGTTGCCAAAGATCGCCACGTTGATCGTTCGCCGTCGATTCTGGAATGCGGCATTTTCTTCATTCCGGCCAATTGCTCGCCGCTTGACCGTATCGTTGGCGGCGCGATTGTCGGCGGCGCTCTTGGTTTTGGCGTTGGCGCGATCGTCGGCGCGGCTGGCGGCTCGATTGCCGGTGGCACGCTTGCGGCGACTTCGACTGTTGGCGTTGCCGGTTCCTATGCCGTGATCGGCGCGGGCGCTGGTGCGACCACTGGTCTTCTTGTAGCTCGTTAAGATAAATAGCCCCGGCGGTTTCGGCTGCTGGGGCTACTTGTCTGCTTTTTCGTCAAGTTTGTCGAAGATTTTATTGAGCATGTTTTTTATTTCTTTCATGCTATCGGCAAATTCGTCTTTGCGAATGTAGATCGACGGCAGATCAACTTCAATTTTGTGTATGTCTTCTTTTAATTTTCCGACAGCGTCCCATATTTGTTTACAGAACCAGCCGCCAACTGCGATTGATATGTAAACGCCCCAATTAACCAGTGTTTGATATTCCATGTGCGCCACGTCAATCATTGCCGAGGGCGCTTCCACCCGAGAACGCGGATGCCAGCTTCCTGTGTTTCGCTAATCCATTCTTGATCGCGGCGTGTCTTGCCCTTGACGGCAAATCCTGGGTCGCGGAAGACCTTGTTAAGGCCGCTAACGCTTGCCGGAACGGGCGGGGATGCACACCCCATCAGCAACGCTCCAGTCGCCGCCATCAGCAAAACATTTCTCAACAGTGTCTTTGGCACGATCGGCTTCCTTTTTGGCTGCGCCATCTTGGGCGGCTATGGCGTGAATGGCTTTTTGATAACCTACATTTTCGTAGTGTATTTTTATGCCGACCCAACTTGACGCGATGAGGGCGGCCAAAAACAAGTATTTGCCGAGGGGCGAGAATAAAAAGGAAATCATCAATTTGAAGCGTCCTTGGCGCGGTTGCGCTTAATTAAACCCCATACCGCAATGCCTGCAGCAAGAACGGTCAGCAAAAGGAGGCCGTATTTGACGTACCGGATAGTGTCCGAATAGGGGGCCAATTGCTGCTGTATCTGGTCAATGGTCGCCGTGACGCTGCCAAGGCCCGCAGAGGCACCGCCGGCAGTTTCCGGTGTCATATTGAGAGCTCTGTCGTCGGCCTTCTCAGTGGACGCCCTAGGGGCAGTATCGGGCAAGTCTGTGGACATAATGCCTTGCGGAATGGGTTCTGCCACGACCATTTTAAGGGCCGCCTGTTCGACTTCATCGACCCGCCGCAGCCACCCCCTGCCAAAATGGCTAAACGTCCTCAGTGACCGGTAAAAAGCCCTCCGGCGGTTGCTTATTTGCCGGATGATAGACGATTTGTCGGATTGCCCTAAAATGGCGTTTAGGGTCACGAGGCCCATATGCCCATCGGCTGTGACGCCCACGGCTCGCTGGATAATCCGAGAACCCTGCACAGGCCCCATATTGACGAACATATCGAAGGCTTCGTAGTCAACCCCGTCCGGCAGGCGATCGCACCAGGGATCCCAATACTGGGTTTTGTAGATTGCCTTGACTTCCTTGTCGGTGGCTTTCCAGACGTCTTTCGGCTCGCCCAGCCAAGATGTGTATTCCCGTTGGGTTATGCCGCGAGACGTGCGTCCGCCGGGGTCCTGCGGGTCGTCGTCGTTGCCGCCCTCGTGTTTGAGGACCAGCGCCAGGCACTTGCTGAAATTGGCGGCGGTCACGGGATGTTGCCGCCGACCGGATTAGGGGCACCGGCAGGCGCGTCCGTGACGATCTTTACCCCGGCACCGATGGCGGTTGTAGTCCACGGGCTTTCGTTCATGGGGCCGTAGCAGTCGGCGAGCTTGTGACCGTTGACGCGGGTGGGTCGCACGACACGCGGAAATGACCACATGTTTGACATGCCGCCGCCGGGCGCTGCGGTTGTCGTAAACACGCGGTGAA